TCGGGCCTCGGTCGTTTAGAAAAACGAAAGTGGCCTCTTGCTAAATAGGAGGTGACGTGAATAGTTTTGACATATTGTTCTTCCGCAAGCTGCGGGAGAAGTTAACCGAAGAAACAAAGACCCGTGCGGAGTTCATCCTAAGCGGGTCTTATACCAACCTAGAGGACTACAAAGCTGCCGTCGGATATATGAAAGCAATTTCCGACACACTTATCTGGGCTAATGAGATTAACAACCAGTTAATCGGCGATACCAACAACGCGAGATAGGAAAACATGACGTATATGAGTATGGACCACGTGGACGATCCACGTGAGGAAATCCGAAACGCTATCGGCGACCTTTCTAAAGTAGATATTTTCTTTAATTGGGTACTTGTAGCAGTTTACAAGCGTCCGGAACGTACCAAATCCGGGCTTTTTCTTACCGATGATACGCGGAAAGAAGACGAATATCAGGGCAAGGCGGGTCTTGTCTTGAAAAAAGGCGTACAGGCCTTTGTCGATGACGCAAACACTTCCTTCCAAGGGCAAAATGTAGACGTTGGTGATTGGGTTGTGATCCGTCCTTCGGATGGTTGGCAAGTCATGATCAATGGTGTGCTGTGCCGCATGGTGCAGGACGTGCAAGTGCGCATGCGCATCCCCGCCCCCGACTCCGCATTTTAATAGGTGACATATGGAAACCGCTTCAAAAGAAGTCGTGATTGAAGTTAAGCCGCCATTAACGGAAGAAATTGATATTGGCGCGGATTCTCCCGCCAAACTTCCCGTAAATGCGGTTGCAAAAGAAGAAGAACTGCCCGTTAATTCTGCGGACGACGGTATTGAACAGCTAAAACGCGAATTGGAAGCCAAAAAGCGTGAAGCTGACGAGATTCGCCGCCAGAAATTTGAGGCGGAACAAAACCTCCAGCAGAAAGAAACGGAAGTTCGTTCGTACGCCAATCAAGCGGCGGACAACCAACTGACAGCATTTGTTAATGCCATTGCTTCTTACGAGCGTGATGGCGAAATGCTGGAGAATGAATACGCTTCCAAGCTCGAACAGGGCGATTATCATGCTGCTGCCAAAATCCAGCGGCAGATGGCACAGGTGGAAAGCAAACTCGCGACCCTTCATCAGGGCCGTGAGGCGTTGGACGAGCGCATTCAGTACGAACGTTCGCGTCCGGAACCACAAGTGCAGCGTCAAACATACGAACAGACGCAGTACGACCCTATCGAAGCCGAATTGCAGCGTCTTTCTGGCCCTTCGCAAGCGTGGGTACGTAAGAATATCCATATTATGCACGACCAGAAGAGCAAAAATTTGATGGCAGCGGCTCATTACCGCGCTATTGCGGACAATTACCAGCCCGATACCCCACAATATTTCCAGTATTTGGAAAATGAATTGGGTTTGGCGGAAAAAGAAGCTCCGCAAAGCAATCGGCAGCGTAGTGTTGTCACTGCTGCACCTGTTGCACGTGGCGGAAGCGTTCCAACCATCAACAATAATCAAGTTCGCATTACACTTACCCCCGAAATGCGGGCATATGCGGACGAAGTATTGGGCATGAGTGATGAAGAATACGCGGAAGCGATGCTTTATTACAATAAAAAGGGTCAGTTGAAGCTATGAGTGACATTAAACGCAAACCGGGTCGGCCCCGTAAGGACGAAAGTGTCTCTAATTCAACCAACCACCAGTCATATGAGGTAGATACCGTGGATAATATGAAAATCGAAACCAAATCGGCCCCCGTTACACGCGGGATTCGTGAAGCTAACCTTCGCGCCGAACAAATTCGCGCTCGTTCGCGCAACGAAGATTCGGATGCGACCGTTTACGACAAGTTTTACATCGATCCTCGCGATATTCCGGATGGATGGGACTATAATTGGAAGCGTTATGAGACTTTGGGCATGAAAGACGGCTCGTACGAAGTCGAATTGGCGCAGACTGGTTGGGAAGCGGTTGATTCCGCCCGTCATCCATCGATGATGCCTGCCAATCACAAGGGTCCAATCATCCGTGAGGGCATGATCCTGATGGAACGCCCTGCGGAAATCTCCAATCGGGCCAAGTTCATGGAATTGCAGGAAGCCCGCCGCGTTGTTAACGAAAAAGAACGCGCATTGGGCATGGCACCTAGCGGTACTTTCGAACGCGACCAGCGTCGTCAGGTCGTCAAGAAAGAATATATCCCGATGGAAATTCCCAAAGGTTGAAATTAGTGTAATTTTTTCCTTTAACACTCTTGCGCAATAAATATTCATCATGGTATTTATCGCGTATTCACTTCCGTTACGCGCCGTAGCGGGCTTTTCTGACTGATCTTAGTATGACGCGCTGTCAAGAGTAAGATCATTCCAGACAGGAGCTACCTATGGCGAACACATCTGCGCCCAATGGTTTCCAACTTGCTGGCTTCCTCGACGGGCGTGAAGGTTCTCTGGGCCAATCGCAGTGGTTGATTGCTAGTGGTGATACTAACTACTACATGACGGGCGATCCCGTCTCCCTCTCGGGCGGTTACTTGACTGCCGCAACTGTCGGTGCCAACCAGATTCTCGGCATCTTCATTGGCTGTGAATACTACTCCTCCGCAGTAAACCGCGTTATCTGGTCGCCATATTGGCCCGGTAGCACGACCGTGCCGTCGGGCACTGTCATCACTGCATGGGTTATCACTGATCCACAGGCTACTTTCAAGGTGCAGTCGAGCGGTTCCGCCGCTGTTGTTCAGGCCAACGTCGGCAAGAACATTGACTGGTCTGGTCTGACGACCACTCCTACCTCCTCGCAGCAGTTTAGCGGTCAGTCGATTGCATACGCCAATCAGGCGAACATCAGTGCTTCGACCAACTATGCTTTCCGCATTCTCAATCTGATTACCCAGCCTCCGGGCGCGAACGGTACGGACGTTACCACTCCGTACAACTACATCACTGTGGCGTTCAACAATCAGACCTTCCGCACCACTACTGGCCTGTAAGGAGTAATACACAATGGCTATTAATCTTAGTCAGATTCGTGACCTTCTCCTCCCCGGTCTCCGTGGCGTCGAAGGCAAGTACACCCAGATTCCAAGCCAGTACGACAAGGTGTTCGAAATCACCAAGTCGAACATGGCTCTGGAACGCACCGCAGAAATGCGCTACCTCGGCCTCGCCGCTTTGAAAACTGAAGGTGGTAACACCCAGTTCGATAACGCCGCTGGCGAACGTTATGTCTACAATCAGGAACATAACGAAATCGCTCTCGGTTACGCGATCACCCGTAAGGCTATCGACGATAACCTGTACAAAGCGCAGTTCAAGCCAACCAACCTCGGCCTCGTTGAGTCTTTCCATCAGACGAAAGAAATCTACGCTGCTAACGTTCTGAACACGGCTACGACCTACAATGCTGCAATCGGCGGCGACGGTGTTTCTCTCTGCTCCACCTCGCATCCTATTGACGGCACCACCATTGCCAACAAGCCAACTGTTGACGTTGACCTCAACGAATCGACTCTGTTGAACGGCATGGTTTCAATCCGTCAGAACTTCCGTGATATCGCTGGCATTAAAATCTTCGCTCGCGGTCGTAAATTGATTGTTCCTCCTTCACTGGAGCCAGTCGCGATCCGCCTGACCAAGACCCAGCTGCGTCCCGGTACAGCAGACAACGATGTGAACGCTATCCTCATGACCGCTGGCGGCTTGCCAGAAGGCTACATGGTAATGGACTTCTTGACCTCCAACTACGCTTGGTTCCTCCTGACCAACGTTAAGGGTCTGGTGTACATGGAACGCGTTCCTTTCGAAATGGATATGCAAGTCGACTTCACCACGGACAACCTGTTGGTGAAGGGCTACGAGCGTTATTCGGTCGGCTACTACAACTGGCGTTCGATCTACGGTTCATTCCCAACCTCGTAAGATTGGAGACAGCAAATGTCTATTACAGCTAACTCCGGTCCTTATATTGCGTTTGGGCAGAACACTCTCGGCCTCGTAACGGACTATAACCCCGATCTCGGCCCGTCGCTCTTCTGGGGCGGCGCGGGCCGTATCGATCCACGTCCAAACTTCAACTACGTCCCGGGGCAGAACTTCGGGGCGTTCACTGCGGGTTTTGGAACTTCGGATACGATGACTATTAACTACGCTCCTTATGCGTTGTCTGCCACGGCTATTGCCGCTGCTGCCAACGTCGTAAGCGGCACTGCTATGACTCTCGTGTCTTCGGGTTCGACCTCGACTGGTGTTGCTGTCGGTGCTTCCTGCACAAACTACAACACCGGGGCAACGGTAACTGGCCTTCTTATGGTTGACGGCTACTGCTCCTTCACTGGCGTAGTTGCTGCCAACGTTCTGACTGTTTCGTCCCTCACCGGGACCGTGACTGTCGGGATGACCCTTTCGGGTACGGGCGTTGCAACTGGTACTGTCATTGCAAACCAGCTCACTGGTCCTGCTGGCGGTGCTGGCACCTATACGGTTACGGGTAACGCGACTGTTAGTTCTACTACTATTACTGGTCAGACAAACGGAACGGCTGCTCTCGGTCAGCCATTCGGTCAGTCCCAGACCATTTATTTGTGGAACCCACAGGCGATGGTTTCTCGTGCTGTAAGTGTTACGGGTTCTGCGTCGTCCACGGGCGGCAATATTCTGATCAGCGGTTACGACCTTTATGGCGTACCAATGTCGGAAGTGATTGCTGCTCCTGCTGGCGCAACAACCGTAAACGGAAAAAAGGCGTT